TGCTAGTGCTGGTAGAAGTGCTAGTGCTGGTAGAAGTGCTAGTGCTGGTAGAAGTGCTAGTAGACGTTGTTGTAGTAGTTGGGCAAAAATTGTAAGCACATTCATATGACAAATAGAAATTTTTAATTTTGCGTCCAAGCAGTCCATTAACATCGATAATATATAGTTTAGCTATAAAAAGTTGACTATATTTAATAAGATATGTATTAAAATAAAGACTTGTGCCACTTATTATGAATCTATCAGAGCCAGCTAATTCAAACTTATATCCTTTACAAGATTCTGGAATAATGATATCTGCTACTTTAATATAAGAACTATCAAGAGACAAATCAGCAAAAATATTAAATAAATATGAAGCATCAATATCTTTAGAACATCCTATCTCGCTAGATGGTACAATAAAAAAATCAATATCATATGGGGCTAGAGTTGTAACCGCTGTAGGTTCCGCATATGTTACATATGGCCTTGGCGGTTTAAAACATGGGTCCGATGGTCTTCCCATTATTAGTCCTCAACTATTGCAACATACGCAAGTTGTATCGCTAGAACTTACCCATATTGGTCTATATTCATTATTTATTTTAGCTGCAATAACGTATGCGCCAGCATGAACAACAGATGTTGTATCTCTATTTGTTAAAAACACTACTCCAGAATTTGACCAATTCACATCTTTAGTAATCAATATACCGCTTGTCTTAGCAGAAGAATTAGGAGCAGCATTCATACCAGTAGGCATATATCCTTCAATAAACATGGAATTAGTGAGATTTATTCCACTGTGCGCAATTGCTATCCCGCTGTTGCCTAGTGCTATGCCGCTATTAGCAAGTCTTGTGTTGGTGTGAATAGGCTTTGTACTACCAAGATATGTTCCATCTGAAAATTGTATATTACCTTTTAGTCTTAGATTTCCATTGAGTTGAGCATACGGTTTGGATACCGTCACATTTGAGTCAGAAGCAACTCCACTAGACGGGAACCAATATTCATCTACATATGATACAGCAGGACTACCAACATTAAGAGCTGGACTACCCCATAATGAATTATAATTATTTGGATTAGAATTATGATTTAGAACTAAAAGATCGGCTGAATTATTGCCAATGAATCTAAATCTTAAATCATTTTCTGGGTAGTTGCTTCCACCGCTATCAATAATTTCTATAAGATTAGATTTTAAACATAACCCTTCAGTATTATCGTGATTGTGAACATATAATCTGCCACTGCTTGGTAAGCTCAAAAATTTGTCAGTATTATTTGGTCCAAGCTTACCTTGTAATAAGATGATATTGGACCTATTTCCAAGTATAAACTGATAAGATCCACTTTGACTAGCACCAATATTATGACCAATTATTATGTTGCCGCTGGTGTGATTTAGTGGACTTGTTTTATTGAACGCTTGGTTACCAATTATAATGTTATCTACAGAAGATAGCAAGCCAGAACCAGCGAACCTACCGATAGCTATATTATCATTACCAGAAAACAAATTATATAAAGCATTATGCCCTATGGCTAGATTACCAGATCCAGATCTAATATCATATAATGCTTGGTAGCCATGGGTAGTATTTTCTTTAATTGAACTAGTAATTTTTCTATTTGATGGAGAAGCATATCCAGCAAATGTATTGCCACTGGTATCTGTGTAAACAGCCCTTCCATCAATATTATCTAATTTGTTAACAACAACATCAAACTTGTTGCCAGACGAATCAAGATAAATTAAAGAATTATACTGGTTGGCATACTGACGAACATCTCTAAGATTGTATAGTTTACCATATCCACTATTAGCAACTACTGTCGTATTAGCGACAAAAGTATCGTCTTTTAAACTAATAGTTGGTAGCTTTGGTGCGCCACTATGACCAATGGTAATAGTAGCATTTGTAATACCACTAGATAAAATACCTATTTGTTGGTCATCTTTAAATCTTACAAAACATGTTGTACCATAGTTTTTGAATAAGTTTATATCGGCTATACCACTATTGTTTAAATAAGTTAACTCTATCCCACTACTTTCGCAATTGGATGATCCTAATAATTGGATAGCTGCTTTGTGGTATCCATTACTTTCAGCTGTAAATCTAGCTACACAATCATTAATGGAACGAATATTAAATATAGTTTTTGGAGTAACATTGTCTGCTATGGATGACATGTTTGTTATACCGACTACACCGCCATCGGCATTTTGCTTCATTAGAGTAAGAGCATTTATTGGCTTAGAAGTATTATTATATGAAGCAATAACAAATCTATCTAATAATGGACCAACTATATTAGAGAATGATTCATCGACATACTTAAGTTCAAAACCTTTAAGTTTATCTTTATTTTGGTTAGCTGAGTCTTTTATACGTTGCTTTGTGCCTGTCAAGAATTTTTGACTTACTGAAACACCGGATTCCAAAGACATTAAAGATATAGAATAGTCTTGAATGCTACCAGAATTAGAAATTAAATTAATGTTACTTATACCGGCAACATGACCATTTGGAAGACCTAGATTGGAACCTAGAACATTTTTACGAGATATATAAGTTATACCGCTATTAAAGAATAAACCAAAAGAGTCATTATCATCAAAGGCGTCAGGGTCATAAGAAATTAAACTATTGGTTTTGACATATCTATTGCTAGGAACTTGTAAGTTAATATTACTAAACCATACAGCATTATAATCATCAACGAATCCCGGCATACCTTCGGCTGGAGGACGAAATGATATTTTGTATTCTTTATTATTTGTAGAAGATTTTAATACCACGCCACCATCAGATAGTTGTAAATCTGAATATAGTGGTTGATTGTTAGAGTTTACTCCAAGATAGAAAGTTTTATTACTGTAAGTATATACATTGCTATAGAATAATTGATTTATTATGGCTCTACCAGTTACTGTCAAATCTTTAAAGAATCCAGATTCCCAAACATAAGAATTAGATCCTAATGAATACTTATTAGTCTGACTAGGATAAATGTGATTGCTGGTACATAGTAAGGAAGATCCACTAGAAAAAATAGAAGATAAATTGCTAAATTCAATTGATCTAGAAAGATATAACTTAGACCAAAAGTATGAATCATATCCTAAACTACTTACATTGGAACCGGATGGTAATATGTTACCGCCAACATGAAGAACACCATAGTTATTTAGCGACTTAGTGCCAATGCCTAATTTAATATTAGACAAATCACCATATATTAATGGCATCCATCCACTTCCATTAGGATTGTCACATATATGTTGATCGTCAACCGGATGATAGCCAATAAATAAATGATTGCTGGTGTTCTTGGTTGCATAATATCCAGCACCATGACCAATAGCTATATTTCCATTGCCAGACTTGTTATTATTTAAAGTATAATTGCCAATCCCTATATTCAAATGACCTACGGTATTGCCAGCCAAAGCATTATAACCTACAGCTACGTTACCCTCACCATAAACGTTACAAGATAGCGAATGCGACCCTATAGCTGTATTCTGGACTGACTGATAATTTGATCTTAGAGAGTTAAACCCAATAGCTGTATTATGATTGCTAATTGAGTTATCAATTTTAACATTATCTAATGCAGAAATACCAACTCTAGTATTTCCATCTGAAAATGTAGCAAAATTCAATGATTCTAAATTTTTATCAAGCGTTAAATTAGATATAGAATCAATGATATCAAGCAAGTTGTGCCTAATATCGTATGGACTAATTTGACCATAGGATTGATCGGATATCTCAGCATTGATATTATTAACAAGCTGGGACTTGCTTAGTTGCATTTTTTATTCCAATTATTTGAGGCTAATTTCTAATGAATTAATATCAAATCGAATATTATCTCCTAAAAATACATATCTTGGATTAGTTAGTTTAGAATACATTAATAAATTACCAGAACCAACAGTATCGTGGTCAACAATTGCTATGCCAGAAACCCAGCCCCATTCAGTTAAAGCTGTGTTAAACACAATTTGATTTTTGTTTCTAATAAACCCATTGCCTTCATAGTCTGGATAAGAAGATTTGGTAGGAACACCAGATTGAAATAAATTTCCTCCGCTTGGAGCAAAGAAAGGAATATTTGGAAAATCTGAAAAATAAAATACAGTACTATTACCATTAACAACATTTGCAGCTATAGCACTAGCATCATTGGCAGCAGATGCTGTTAAGTATAGTGGATAAAAATATCCCGGCGTATTATCATGGCGTCTTCCAGAAACACTATATGACCCATTAGCATTTATACCAATACTTTGCCAAGTATTATCCCCACTTGCGGCTGGAGGTCCAAGCGGTATTCTTTTATAGTTTGTTGAAGTCCATATGTTACCATTTAAAACGCCAGACGGTAACTCTGGGATAGTCTGACCAGTGTCAGAATCTAATGGTACTCCGCTAGTTAAAGCAATTGCTATTGAAGATGGTCTTGGAAATGCAGCGTTGCGAAAAATATGACTTAAAAGACCAGACTCAAGATAATCCGATAGTGCGGCCATAATATTCTCCTATTTTTATCCTAAAATAACGTTATCTACAAGTATTATACACAAAAAGCCACCCCCAATCTCTTGAGAGTGGCTTAAGTGCGACAGATATATTAAAATATATCAGAATGAGCCAAGGATGACTCTACGATTGTCTAGAACACCAAAACCGAGTTCAGCCCAGCCGTAGTAGCCAGCGCGTTGCTGACGATGTAGTGCTGGATCTTCGAAGACCTGTAGCTGTTGCTTAACGGGCATAACGAAGCTATCACTCATTGATTGGTCAAGACCAACTACGAGTTCAACATCGCCACCAGTAGCAAGTGAGCCACCGAGATCAGATGTAACGAAGTTTTGGTACTGTTGACCTTCGCCTAGTTCATCTAGGTCATGAAGATTAACACCAAATACTCTTGTTATAACTGAACCGTCTGGAGCAGAGTTGTAGATTTCACGACGAGTTACATCATCAACTTGATCTAGACCCCAATTTCTGATATCTTCTAACGCTTCTGGTGAAACGTACATATCAGTTAAACGGCCACGACCAACTGATGCCGAGTTGCCACCAGAGTTTCTACGCATAACTGTTTGCATAAGTGATACTAATCTCTTTGAGAATAGACCAGCTGTTGCATCAGCATCATAGACTAGGATGTTACGATCAACGCCAGCGGCGAGAAGTGTGTGCCAGCCGTCATCGTTCATCTTCTTGGTGAAACCAGCTTCCATAACCTGCATTGCACGACCAACGATATCCCATCTGGCTTCGCGGGCAAAACGAAGTAGATAGTCAACCGATGAAGCGATTGTGTAGGTTGGAATCATAACGTAGTCGCCTTCGACTGAACGCTCTGGAATTCTACCGTGACCGGGATTGGTGTAAGCAACATGCTCACCTTCAAGGCCGGGGGAGATAAGATCTAGAGGAAATTCAGTTGTTGAACCGGCTTCCACGTTGATGGTTTCGAAAATATTACCGAGGATATTACCAACTAAAACACCCTTACGTAGTGGGAGTTCTAGTGCTTTGGCAAACTCACGTTGAGCGGCCATTGCTACATTCATATCGGCATCCCCTGACTTGCGTAGGAGAGCGATAAAATCATCGCTGGGTCTTTCTGTTATTGGCATGTTTAATTCTCCTTTTATTTTATTATTCTCAGGGGAGGTTTACTTCGACTTTGGCATAACCGTCAGCGTCCTTACTAGTAAGGAAACGACCAACGACTAGTGCGCCAGAACTACCGGGGCTATCACCTCTGAAATTGCCAGCATTAACATGGCAAGCATAGGCAAGTGAACCGGCTGTTGGTGTGCCTGTGACGTTATTTGTTACAACATAACCCTTGCGGAGTACTGTAACTTTACCACCCTTTTGAACTTCATCCTTATATTGATTAAGGTGAGTACGGGTTAGATCCTTATTTACTACATCATTTAATAACACGCCAACTGGTACAGTTGCCGATGTTGCAGCAGCATACTTAACAAGGTTTACACCTTGGTCCATAGCTGCGCCAGAACCAGCTGTATCATGACATACTACACCGCCGCGAGTTGCTACCCCGGCATTGTAGAAGAAACTGATATCAGTTTGAAGCTCATATCTATCTGCTTTTAGGGCCATAGTTTTTCTCCTTTATCACTTATTACGTAAAACGTTGTTTGTTAGCCACTCTGCCACACTAGCTCTTGTGGACTCTATTTCTTCGTCTTCATCAGAAGCAGCTACAAGAGTGGCTTCTGTTGTTTTGACTTCTTCAAAAATAGCTTCAGTTGATTCTTCTGCTACTTCTGTTTTCTCCTCTGTGACAACTTCTGCTTCGGAAGCCATCTCTTTCTTTTCTTCTTTCATCATCTTGTCTTTCATAGCTCCCCACTTTTTCTTCATAGCAGCAACCACTGCTTCGAAGGCTTCGTCACTAAGAGCATCATATAAAGAAATTGATTCATCAGCTTCGGCTTCTTCAAAGCCAGCCATAACTAGCTTTTCCTTGCGGCTGCGATCTTTTTCTTTCTTCTTCATATCTTTCATTTCTTCGTTGACTGCTGCTAGTTCTTTTTGTAAACTAGCAAGAGTCTCTTCTAATGTTGCGACCTTTGAAGCATAAGCTTGAATTTCAGTATCTTTAGCTGCTAAAGCGGCCTCTAATTCTGAAGCGTTGTTTTCCACTTTGACTTCTTCAGCCACAACCTGTACAGCCTCTTCTGCCACTGGGGCAGTTTCTAGCTGCTTCTCTTCGTTGTTTTCTGACATATTAACTTCTCCTTCTGAAACATTGGAAATAGTTTGTTCTTCATTAACAGAGAAAGCCTTGCTAGAATCAAGAATTATACTTCTTGGATTTGCTGGTCTGGATACTAAACCCTTACCAGAAAAAGAAATATCTCTTAGTAATCTACCAATTTGATAGCCTTCGTATTCTCCGGTTCCACCGTATGCTCTAAGATGTTTTGTCAAAAATGCCGAATCTTCACTACGCGCTATAACCTTGGTTTGTCCAGAGTTATCTTTAACAGAATAGTCAAAACCGGCGAATAAACATTCCATCGAAACGAACCACTTGCCTTGCTCTATCTCTGATATAATCTTACTCATCCTCTCTCTGTTCTCTGGATTAGTCCAACTGTTATAAATTACAGCTTCGGTTACAATATCGAACTGAGATGGGGCGGCATCGTTTTCAGTTGCGCCGATTTTATTACCATCTTGATCAACAACGTAACTTCCAGTGATATGTCCTATAATATCATTTTCATTGTGCATTAAATTGAATTGTTTATCCTCTGGAGTACTACGAGCCGCCCAAGTTTGTTGCGGATCGAAAACGTCATCGTTTTTATTCCATCCAGTGGAAACAAGAATTGATTTGATATAGTAAAGATCAATTTGATTAGGATTACTAGAAGCCTTTACTTTATCAATCAATCGCTTAATTGAATTTGTTTCGGTTGTTAATACTGCTTGCGAACAATAAGCTACAGTCGTATCACTTTTGATACGTTCTGATAGTCCGTCAGCTATTTCTTGTGCATATATCTTCATATTTTTTCCTTGGTGTCTCTCAAGATAATATACACAAAAAAGACATAAACGTATTAAATGAGATCATTCTAGTAATTAAATATATAAGCATATTAGTAGCGGTCGGGAGGTTATATTCTTCCTAGAGCATTTTGAAACTTATTCATAATTCTACTAAATGTACTAACTTCTGTTGGTGATAAATAATTTCCTATACTATATCCTCCACCATATCCAATGAATGTGTTTGGTGAACCACCTTGTAGTACTGATGAAAAATTAGAAAATGCAAATACGAAAATGGGAACGCTGGTTTGAAAATATCCAGAAGTTGGAACGGTGGAGCTAAATCCTATTTGAGTACCATCGTCATACGATCTAATATCTGAAGTGCCACTTCTACTAACAACAAAGTGTCCACCATTGTCTACTGATCGTGAAGATTGAGAAGCTTGAGAATTACCAGCTAAAATTCCCCCGACTAAAGTATTAGTTGTTACACTATTATAATCTAAACTAAGTCTATATTGGTTAGTATACCATACTGAAGCGTCTGGAGTGCCACCCATAAAACTTCCCATAGTTGGTCCACACATAACTCCCATACCAGTAAGCCCCCACTTATTAGCAAAATATTTGGTAAGGCTAGTCATTTCATCATCACTAAGTTTTTTATTATATATCACTAATTCTGCAAGATCGCCTTGAAGCATTTCACAACCGGGGCTATTATATAGTGAACCTATAGATCCTATAACAACTTCATAAGAAGCTGTATTATCAGTATTTCCAAGACCTTGATATCCTGTACCAATATTATCTAACTCGCCAGCAAAATAAATAGATAATTTTTGGCTATTTGGAGAAAACCAAGAACTAAATAAGTAAGTAGTACCGGCACTCATGGTATTATTACTAGAAAGAACAGATAGTGTGTCTGATGTGGTACGCTTAACTCCTTGTGAAAAAGAACTGCTAGTATTGGTATATAATCTACTTCGTAATGATGTTTCTTTGATAGAAACTCCAGATATACTAACACTAGATAATTTTGTACCATCCAATACAATTTCTATGCCAACGGTTGCTGCTGCTGCTACTGTGCCAAAAAACTTTCCAGTAGATGGTTCATATGTTATATAGTTATTAGCCCCAGCTGTTGATAATCTAATTGGTGATCCGGCCTGTAATCCAGTAATATCACCAGTTAATGTGCCAGACACTGTATAGATTCTTCCAGCAACCATACTTGGAAAGCCAAAGTCGAATCTTGGATATCCAGCATTAGTTCCAATAGCAGTATTACTCATTGTCAAAGTGCTATTATTCCAGACACCATTAGATCCAGCTGTGTTTTGTATAGTGGGGGTTACAACACTCCATAGTTCACTGCCTAGTCCATATGTGTCCGCTATTATTGTGCGATTCTGACTAGTCAAATTAGTTGGTTTATATACTGTTAATATAGTATAGTTTCCTAAATTTTGTAGCAAGCTATTACAGCCAGAACTACCAATCATAAAATCATTAGTGCCATCAAACCTAACTATATTTTTAGAGTTAATACTAGATGTAACATAAGTGGGTTGGCAAACTCCAGAATTTTGAATGAAGTGTCTGGAGTTACCGCTTTTATCATTCCATCCAGAAACTGCACTACCATTAAGTAAAACTGATGTTGCGTCACTAGCATCTAACCATAATGAGCATCCAGTAATACCAGTTGGAGAAGCTATCATCGCTGTGGTATTTGGCGGTCTAGCATGAAATGACAAGTGGGTATCAGTATATGGAATAGTATCACATCTAAATCCGGTATTTAAATATTTACTTCGTCTGTCACTTCTTAATCCGCCTTGCTGGCCCCTTTCGTTATAGTCTGGTCCAGTAAATGGTCCAGAATTAACATCAACGGGATTACCATAGAATTGATCAACGGGAGTTGGACCTCTGTATAGTGGAACAAGTGCGGCATTAAGATTGTTTCCACAAAATAAGTTTGTTCTCCACATTTTGTTGCGCAGTCCAGCATTATCTATATCGTAACAAAAATCAGTAACTTTATTTATAGTTTCTTGACTAATCAATCCGCCGTTAGCATACACTCTATTAATGTAGTCTTTTACTTCTTTATGACTTGATGTTGGTCTTTCTATTCCAATGCCCCATTTTTTACTAAGATATTTTTCTAACGAAGAAATTTGAGTATCTGTTAGTGCGCTGTCAAATACTAATACTTCTCCAAGAGTAATATTTTGATGAAAACCTATCGCAGAGTTAGCATTAACATTAATACTAAATCTATTTTGAGTTTTGTTAGTAACATCTATGTCAGAATTATTAAGAACAATTAAACCATTTTGTCTGGCATGAACTTTTAAACCATCTGTTTTTATAGTAAAGATAACCGGCTCTGTAGTAAGCTGAGAAGTATAAGCTGAAGCTGCTGACTTATTAGTTAAATCATCTGCTCTTGTTCTTATGTCCACGTATCCAGTTTCTCCCCTACCTCCACCTTGCCCCCAAAGAGCAAGATAAGGAATATTACTATCATATCTAGTAAAAGCAAATATACTCCCATTCACAACAAATCGTTTGGGCTTGCAAACCATGATAACAGTAGCGGGCTTATCGCTGCCATTTAAAATAGTCAGTGAGTCACTATACATAAATTGAGGGGCTTCAAAATTAGCAGAAGGTAAGCCATTAAATGTAGTAGTATCAAGAAATGGTTTTGAGGAAGCTGTTGGCTGAATAAGATGATTTCCATTACCACTCTTGTCTAAAATATAACCAACCGGATCTCCAGATGATATTACTGCTCCTGTGCCATCACTATTTTGTTTTAAAGTAGATAGATCACTACAATCAGCCCACAACTTACAAGAAGAGTTTGTTTGAGTTGCCCACTTTTTTGCTAAGTATCTTTCTACTCTTAACAAGTCATAAGTAGATAAAGAACCAGAATATATTATTAACTCTGCAAGTTGTCCTGTAAAACTATCAGAATTTGCCGATCCTAAAGTAAGGTTAATAGTTGAGGTTAGGGAAGACGATGGAGCGTTGGTAGATGAATTTGAACCAGCATTTTGTTTGCTATTAGTAAATGTCTTTATTCGATTTCTAGCAACTGCTTCATTGCTATTAAACATGACAGACTGTAAGACAAATTTATTCATTTCTGGTATTACATTATTTACCAAATAATCTGCCGTACTAGTACCACCAACTCCTCTAGTTATACCGCCTCTTAAACTATTGCTAGTGCCTAAAGTAGCCGGTCTATCATCAAAAAAGATATTAAAACCAATATTATTACTTGCATTATCATCATTATGCAAAAACCTGCCATACTGTGCATTGTTATCAATAGCAAATGGCTTTACCACATATATAATTGTGCCACCAGTTGTATTGTGTAGAAAGTTAAATGATCCACTACTATTTGGAATAGACATTTTAGCTGTAGCAGAAAAATTAATAACATTTTTATTACTGAGGCCACTAGCTTGCAATGTGGGCGCACTAGTAGATTGTTCAACCATATGTCTATTATATCCGCTCTTATCATTCCATTGAGTTGCATAAACACCAGATAAAGAAATGCTAGAGAGATCACTTCCGTCTAACCATAGTTGACAACCAGAAATATTATTCGGTGACGCTATATCTTGAATAAATTGATCAATATTTACTGGATAAGTATCAATAGAGTATCGTGGAATAGAAATAGAGGCTATATCTTGTGCTGGATCATCGCTACCAGACAATCCCAACCCCCACTTTCTACTCAAGTAATTTTCTACAATCTCAGATTCTTGTGATGAAAGAATATTATCAAAACAGATTATTTCACAAATTTTTCCAGAAAAATAATTTCCATAATATCCACTTGCTGATCTACCATCAGTTCCACCAAGAATTATACCCTTAGTAAATGATGTCATAAAACCACCTATTATATTAGTGGTTCTGGTGACTATAGTCTTATTAACATATAATTGAGAGTCAGTAAATGTTCCATTTAAATAGGTATCATCTTTATTTTGACTTCTCATCAAAATTAAATCACCAGTATTAAAAGTATATTCATACCATCTAGCGGTAGCACCAGCCAAATCTACTCTTTTGCTATTGTAGGGATATCCAGTAACAAAACCAAATGTTGTAAAATATCCAAATCCAGTATTGTCCTTTGGGCAGAAACTAACTGCCGCTTCTCCGTTAGTATCAGATCCGCTCCCCTTTTCAATAACAACAAAGATTGTCCTGTTCAAAGGAGTAAGATCACCGGTTGCATTTCGTAAAATAGTATTAGTACCATTAAACTGAACAGCACCCCTTCCATTTCTAATACTTAAAATTGGAGGAGAACGATTGCCATCAACAGATCCAGTTCCAATAGTAAAGCTTAGATTTCTAGCTTTATCTCTCCATTCAGTAACACTAGATCCACTAAGCGTCATTGTGGTTAGATCATCAGCGTCTAACCAAAATGAGCAATTAGTTGTAAAAGCTGTTAAAGGATTAAATCCAACCGACGATGAAGTTATTATTCCGGCCATAAGTCCTCTATAATTTACTAGCTTCTATGAACGCATTATCTATCTGCTCTGTTGAAAAACCGAGAGCAATGCCAAGGGTGTCCATCATAAAATGCTTTCGTTCAACATAGGGAGCATATTCCCATTGAACTCTAACGATATCTTTAGTTTGTTGATCTTCTATACTGTCTATTGCTGATTCAATAGATTGTAAACTTATTCCATGAGTTACTAACCATAATCTTATTTGTGTAGCGGTCACGCTATCTGGAACTTTTTCTGGTTCTGGAGGAATTCGCTCCCAACCTTCTGGAAGTAAATCATCTCCAATAGCATAATAACCTTCTTCTGGTTCCCATCCTTCTGGATAATCCATTCTTATGAAGGTTAATACTTTATTGTCTTCTTGTCTAACAATAGCAATCGATGTTGTATTTTTTGTTATTTGTATCATAATTAGTACCATACATAAATTTTAACAAAGCCGTCAGCACCGTTGCCTCCAGCACCGCTAGCAAAACCATTTAAACTAGCACCGCCGCCGCCACCACCACCACCGGGAAAAGCCCCATTACCACCATTTCCACCAGCACCGCTAGCATTACCACCACCGCCAGAACCTCCACCACCAGCACCGCCGGGAATATATGTTGGGGCAGAAACACCAGCACCGCCGCCAGCAGTTCCGAAAGCTACAGATACGGCTCCTCTAGCAATTTCTTCGCTTACTGTTCCGCCTCCAGCACCAGCAACATCATTTGCTCCAATACCGCCACCACCACCACCACCACACGCCGCAGCAATTGAAAAAGAACCTCCAGCAGCAGTAGAACTATTACTTCCAGCACCGCCCTGACTACCGACCCACATATTAGTCCAATCTGAATAGCCAGCCGCTCCACCAGTGGTTGTTCCACCACCAGCACCGTTAGTTCTCCAGATATAAATTAAAGCTTTGGATGTTGCTGTGATTCTAACAATAGTAGCAAAAGTAGCAGCAGGAGTATTACCATTAGTATCATTAACAGTAACGGCAGCAGCACCAGCACCACCAGCACCTACTACGATAGTTAGATTAGTATTTCCACCAAGTTCAACAACTGGAATAGTAAACATACTTCGGCCACCACCAGCACCACCACCGCCACCACCTCTAGCAGTTCCAGCAGCACCTCTTCTACCACTACCTCCACCTTGACCAGCACCAATAGCGTCAATAGTAATCAATTTTGCGCCAGAAGGAATATTCCAAGTCCAGCTTCCGGCACTAACAAAAGTAGCATCACTAGGACCAGAATTTCTGTAAAAACTATAAACACCAGCCTGACCAGATATAGAGTCTACCTTTACAGCACCACCGCTTCTCCATCTTAACGACACGTTATCATATACTAACGTTAAACTGTCATTAGGTCCGATAACCAGATCATTGCTAGTAGCACTAATAACTCTATTTGGTGCAATACTATTTGCAGACTGATGCACTATTCTAATATCATAAGAGCCAACGTTATAGATAGTTATAGAAGTATTAGGTAATGCAACAAAGCCCGTTATGCTTCTTGTAGCATCAGAACTTAATCGTATAACATTAGCGTCATTAGATAATGAAAAGTTATTTTCATCTTTAGTAAGAGTCGGATAACTAGTAAAATTGAAGAGGTTTTGTTTCTTCTGTCCTAGGATACCATCATTCATAAGTCTGCTCCAAATGCATATACGTTGAATGTTTCAGCGTTGTGTGTTGATGCTCTTAATCCATATCCGCTTGGTAGTACTAAGTTAGAATAACTCTTAGATGTTCTGAATGTTGGCACTGTTGAAGATGCTATTGTTGCAGAAACGTTAAACTCATCAAATAGTCTATTATTAGTACCATCATTAACAAATAGCCTTACCATTCCGGCGGTTGTGGTTGATACCGCATCTACTACAACTTCATATATTTTGGTTCCACTAGAACCAGCTGTAATTAATGTGGCTAAAGTTCCTGTACCATCCGTAGCGGTATTAGCACCAGAGGCTTGAACGATAGATAATCTTGGAGTAACTGCAAATTGTGGGGATACTGCCATATTTCACCTCTTAGTTAAAATTTGACCATAAATATAGATTTGTGTTATTTATTATACTGGGTAGATTGGAGCTTGACAGTGTACTACTCCCAATAGTCAAGCCGCTAGAGCTAATAGTAGCCCATGAATTATGATTTCCAGTAAGATCATACCCAAAAGAGTGTTTATAGGTAGAGCTACTTACACTATAACCCAAGGTAGAACCATCTGGCTTATATATTTTTGTATTGTTGTCACCATAAAGACTAAATATAGATGTTCGTACAAATGCTCCTTGAGTCAAAATCCCACCATTTACTGTTAATGATGCAGACCCAGCAAGTACTGATCCGTTGATGTCAATATTAGTAAATAAACCAGTTCCAACAACATGTAATTGTCCACTTGGAGTGGTGGTTCCAATTCCTAATGAGCCACTACCAATAACAACTTCTGGAGTGGTATCATTAGAAACAAAAAATCTATGTAATCCAGCAGTCGATGATCCAGCATAATAATTAATGTTATTGAATCTTAATCCTCCAGTTTCTCCGAGGCTAAGATTTTGACTGCCTACAGCAAAACTTAAAAATGAATCACCATTAACATTTTTTATTACTGTTCGTTTTGCGGAAACATGATTTCCATAGATTGTTAATGATCTATTAGCATTTCCACTTCCAATACTCACATCTCCATCTACTAATAATTTATAGGACGTTGCTCCTACAGATGTTCCCGTAGTTCCTATAGCTAGGTTATCAAATATTCCAGTACCAACAACATGTAATTGAGTACTTGGACTTGTTGTTCCAACTCCAACGCTACCAGCAGAAGTGACAACTAAATTTCCAATTGTAGATGCTCCATCAACTTGGAACATAGCCGTTGGAGCAGCTACAGTATTGATGTAATTAGGAGTAAAATGAAAATTAGCAGCAGAAAATCCTAATCTTGTGAATGGATTAGCACTTTGGGAAGCAAAAGCGCAATTAGCATTAAATGTTCCAACTTGAAAGTAAGTTGTATTTACATTGTCTGTCCATGCTGCGGCATCTAATCCCCTAAAGACTGTTTTATTATTAGCTTTGATGAATATGTCAGTTGCAGATGAATTTATACTTTTACCAGAAGGATCAATAATTATAGAATTTCCAGCAAAGGTAAAGTTGCCAGATCCAGAAACGTCTATTTGGTAAGAAGGTGAAGAGGTTCCTATTCCGACATATCCACCACTACTAGTGATGCACATTCTCTCAACTTGAGTGTTATTACTACTATTGTGAGTCCTAAACGCTAATCGTGACATCAAATTTTGACTTGTGGAAGCAATAGAAGTTATAGTACTAACTGAATATTGACTAGCAGCACCGTCCCACAAAGCATTTTGAAACACTAACTGATAAGAATCTTTTTGAGTGGCTGTGGAGGTAGTTTCTCCAACTCTTGTTACATAATTATTACCTTGAAAATAAGATGTTCCAACATAAAATAATTGAGAAGAATTAAAGTCTATTCTGTCTCCACCACCATTATTAAATCGTATATTATTAGTAATAGGATTTATAGCACCATAAATGTAGCTATTATTACTATTATTACCTACAATAATACCACTAGTAAATAATCCAGTACCTATAACATGAAGTTGAGATGTTGGACTTATTCCTATGCCAACTCTACCATCGTCATTTATTCTAACTAAGTCAGTACTATCTGAAGAATTCCTAATTATTAAAGCTGTGTTTGCTGAGTACAAATAATTAAGTGTACTTCCATTACCGCCAAAAAGTGGTTTTGTTGCTAAAGTATGATAAGTATTTTCTTTGAATCTAACCGAACCCTCAATATGCAAGAGCGATGAAGGGGTAACAGTTCCAATACCAACATTAGTTCCATTATCAAAAATTAAACTATTTCCTATACCACTACTACTTACCCATTTTGTATGATAGTTTGTAGTACCAGTACCAGTAACGGGATTCGTTAAAGTTAGCTGATAAGGTGTTAGCAACCCACTAACACTACTATTAAAATCCGTAATGTTACTTGATGTATGAGTGTGACCGTTGACGCTAACGCCGGTACTATTTACGCTTAGTGATGAGAAATTACCACTGCTAGATGGCATCCAAAGACCACTAGAACTATTATATTGTAAAAATTGACCATTAGTAACACCGCTAATAGCAACATTATGAAGTTCTTCTAGCTCATACCCGTTCTGAACTTTGACGTATACCTTACCGTTATTGAGTTGCTTTCGCAAAACATAGCCAAGGAATACCATATGATTAGGGGCAGATGGCTTGTTGCTCAAACCATAAACAATTCCACCAGAGACTGTGGGAGATAGCCACATAGTATCTCCAGCAGCATTGGCACTACTAGTATCAATTCCATCTAACGCTCCTTCGCTAACAACATATCCAAACTCATTAACAAGAAGATCTTGTTTCAATAATCCAAGAGTCTTGCTAGATGTCATCTCACTAGATGCCATAGCTAATGTAATAGTTGGATGATCGCCTTGCGCTCCATTTATATATACAACTTGTCCTTTATATAGATTTCCACCAGTAGTATTCTTAACATAAACGTCTAACTCTGTACTAAAAGTAGGAATTAAACCACTTACAGCACTGTTGAAATCCGTTATGTTTGATGCTGTATGAGTATGACCACTAGCACTAACATCCACACCATTGACTTTTAACGAAGTAAAGTTTCCACTGGGACCGCTAATACTACCTGTAAAAATTGCTCCACTAAGACTAGCTTTACTAGCAAGATTGTTAGTTACAGTGGTAGAAAAATTGGCGTCGTTACCAAGAGCAGTTGCTAATTCATTAAGAGTATCTAATGTACTTGGGGCAGATGCAACTAGATTACTTATTTCAGTTCTGACGAATGATGTGTTAGCAATTTGTTGAGTATTTGTTCCAGCACTAGCTGTAGGAACTAGTGGAACTCCAGAAAATGATGGACTAAACAGTGGAGCATATATACCACTTACTAGTCCACTAACACTAGCATTAAAATTTGTAATATCAGAACTAGTATGAGTATGTGAACTAGACGCATAACTACCGGATGGCTGAAGACCAGTTACTGATATTGTATAATTTCCAGTTGTTGAAGAAATAGTTACGTAGTTAGTACCAACAATATTCTTAACTGGAAGTAGACCGCTCACACTGCTATTGAAGTCTGTTATATTGCTTGATGTGTGGGTATGGCCAACAACGCTATAATTACCACTTGGTTGTAGGTTCGCATTAGTTATTCTAGAATCAACAGAAGTATTAAAGTCAGTTATGTTAGACGATGTGTGAGTATGACCATTCAATGCAACATCAGTAGATCCTACTTTTAATGATTGAAACGATCCACTGTTAAATACTAATGTATTTGTAAATGTTTTGGGGCCAGTTATAACTTGCCCTCCAGCAGTCATAACAAAATCTGCATCAGCACCAGCCTCTGGCAAATAGTATGTTCTATTTGTATAGATAGTACTTACGGGAGCGATAGTAATGACATTATTTGAAATAAGTCCAGATGAACCTCTTAAAGCAATATTTTTTTTGTAAGTTCCAGATGGAGAAGTTATTACTAGTCCACTTCCGCTAAATGTCTTAATACCGCTTACAACTTGATCTACATTACTAGATCGAACAACCGTAGAATCTATAGAAATACTATCAGCACTAACAGTTAATCCGTCCCCTTGGCCAATATCAAAACTTCTACTAGAAGATAAAGCTCCTCCACCAACTAAGCCGCTACCAGCAGTAAATGTAATTCCAGATAACGCAATGTTTTGAACATCACTTATACCTAAATCTGATCTAATTTGAGATGGTGTTCTAGTATAAATAACTTTTGATGAAGAAGATGGGTCAGAAAGAAATACTGGAAACTGTGTAGCAGAGGTACTTCCCGGTTGAGATTTGATTGAATAAGATCCTGACGATGTTACATTGCCAACAAAAATAGAATCGCCGTAAAAAGTTTTTATTCCACTGACATCTTGATTACCACTGGTTCTAACTATAGCGCTACCATCCAAGAGATTACTTATTGGATATCCACTTGCCACTCTATCTACAGGTAATATGCCGCTTGTTGCTAATATGGGATAGCCACTAGGCGTATCAAATGTAATAAAGTTATCTGAAGATGTTATCTCTATAATGACATCGTGATCTTGAAGAACATCAAGATTAACAATATTTTCAGTAACTTCTATGGTATAGTTGCTCATTTAGCACTCCATGTTGGTAGAATTTTTGCTATTTCTCTTTATTACAGCTATAGTACCAAAAAGTACTCTGGTAACATATGTTCCACCTTGAGTATAAAAAACATCATTAGATTCTAATTCAAGATCATACTTGGCACTTTTAAATGTGAAATTATTAGTAGCAGTTGCTGGAATCATCAATACAATTTTTCCATTTACTCCATCTAATGTCATCTTATAATCAGAGTTAGCATTACCAGTTGAATAAGTTATTGTTTGATTATCGCTAGTAGTCAATAGCATTCTAGCACACCAGTTGGTTATATTAATTGGAGTGCCTTCACTATTCTTGTAGATAAAAGTTAGTGTGTATGAAGACCCCTGCTCAATATTAAAATCATACTTAGCTGCTGCCATTTTATTCTTCCATTTCTGCTAATTGTGTTTGGATATATAAACTTATGACGCGCATTCTATACTTATCTATGTTCATAGACTCTGGATTAATATTCTCTTCATTAAGAATGCTAGCAAAGGCTAACGGGGTTCTTCTATTGTCTGATAAAATATCTCTTATTGTAGTGGCACTTACATCAGACATGATATCCAAATTGGTAAGAACATCGACTTTTAATTTTTCAAGCTCTTTTACTTCCGACTTTGTGAGTTGTCTCAAATTCTTTTTAGATTTAGAATTTAGGTACGCATCAGTCAGAACATCCGAAATTTCATTCCAACTTTCTTCAGCCCAATAAATGAATTCTGCAACTCCCGGTTTACTTCGTGGAGTTTCTGTTCTTTGTTTTCTTGGGCCGCTATCTTTTTTCAAAACTGGCCTTCCATTTGGATTGCTAGGCTTTGGAGAGTTGGGTAAACCGCCGCCGGGAGTTGGTGGCTTTGGCATTAAGATATCTTTTGGAACACTGGTTTTTAAACCAACATCTTGTGGATTGACTTTTCCTGCTTGTAAAGCAATCTTTTCCAAATCCATTTTATGATTAGCGTTATGAAATGGGCCAGCCTTATCGGGCGTATCTTCGCCTTGTCTATCTTCAAATTCTCTTTGTAATCTGATCTTTTCGATTTGAGGAATCTCCTTAAATCTTTCAAGAACAGTTTCTTGACTAATAATATCTCTATCAACAAGCTGTAATAGTAATGCTTTTTCTGCCGCTTCATCAGATAATGTCATCTGATCAAATTGAATATATGCTTTATATCTAAATCCCATCGCTTGTCTGACCATCTCTATTTCTTTTTCCCAAAATCGAATTAACTGATCTCTACCGTATTGAAGTCTTTCTACTAATGTCTTTAGGGATATGAAGTTATTAGTAAATCCACCTCCATTGCTTGCCATACCAGTTAACGTTGGTGGAACACCTAATCCAGCATAAATACTATTTAGTACAGCGGTATACTTTTCAGAGCCTAGAAATTTGTATACTTCGCTACTGGATTCTTTGAAACTTAATTCTGGCCCCCAAACAAGTTCCATTGTGCCACCACCAACATTACTGGCTAGAATATCTCTTAATTTGTTAATTGCAGTTTTATTTGGCAAAATCTTATGCTCAAGATTTCCAAGTGTCCATAAACGTATGTTAGATATAGCACCATCTAAGGCTGACATATCTGCTAATCTCATCTTTTCTAGCATAATAATATCATCTAGAATAGCGTAGATCATTGGATTGGCCCACATTTGCCAATCGTCTTTTTTGTAATGGAATACGCATAATCTTTCAGAATCTAAGGGAATTCTTTTTTCCTTATTTAGAAGTGCTTTTTTAATATCAACGGGCAAACTATCAAGAACATCGTTTGGTATTGTGCCACCAGCAAAGGTATCTAAAAATGTTCCAGCATTCAAAGTATAATTGGAAATACCCATGAACAATGATAACTTTCCATCCTTGAGTTCCACCGTCAATGGGCTAAAAAAATTATATCTCCACGGTATTTGATTTTGCTTCATATTAGGAACTTCTACCCTAATATCTTTTGCTAATGACTTCATGTATTTTTCAAGATCTGATGTTATATTAGCATAGCTTCTATACATAATGACATTACCAGTTTTGTATAGATTATTTAGGAATCTTTCTGATCTCTCTTTTCCATTTACACTCTTAAACCATTGCTGATAAAATTTTTCAACAGTTTTGTTAGGATGAACGATGCTTATGCCTTGGCTACCAAAATCGCCCATAAGATCAATAATATTTCTAATGATACCGACTTTATCATAAGCATCCATGCACATTTTTATAATGCGTCTTTGTTGATTTGGAACAGATTCTGTCTGTCTAAACGCATAATAATCGGTCTTATTAAAACCGGGTCTAACTGATCTATTTGGTTCAATATCTATGAAAGTTCTGTACGCGCTACTGGCGGAAGACTTATTTAAGCCAGAATAGGCATCGATATTGTCAGACAATCTTTCCATAGCATTAGATTTGCTAGAAAAGTTATCATCTGACCAAGTTATCATGTCATCGCTCATAGTTTTTCCTTAATTGGAATGTAATTGGAATGCTACTTTTTAATACACATCTTTCATGTTATCAGAGAACCAACTTGGGCCAGTATAAAGCTTCTCGTCTTCTTTAACTGGAACGTGGCCACCGGTAGCAAAACCACCATAAAACTCATATGCTTCTGGAGTTGGAGTACGCTGCAATGTTCTTGCTGCCATATTTGCCATTAAAAGTGCAGAATATCTATCTTTTCGCATTTTACTCTTTTTACCAGTACCAACTATAACCTCTGGAGTATCCCATCTATCTCTGCCATTAGATGTTTGAGTCATCTGAATCATAGATAATTCATCTTTTAGTTCTTCTATATCCATGACACATTCCTCTAAGGTATCAAACATTCTGTTTTTTAAACCATCCTCAGAGTTTGACAATCCAAGTGTTATAGAGTCAAAGAATGGAAATAACAAAACTTTATCTTCAAAATCTTTTCTCATACCGTGATTAGCTTCTGCCAGCCAATCATACTTAGCGAATTGACACATTTCTAATATATGCAATCCTCTTTCTCCATCTGTATCTTTAGGCTTATCGTCATCAATAGTGGGCCAAATTGCCATCTCGCCATCTTTGATTTTATCTTTGTCATGTAACGATTCCATAACTGCAACACCACCACCTTGCGCATCCATAGCAATATGAACGCATGGAAATAGTCTCATTAAATCCCTAATTTTTCTGGCGCAGTATGCATAGAAATCTGATTCTTGAGCATAACCCTTTTTTACTTTCTCTTTATGTTCTTGTCTAGTTGTAGTCCAGCAATGAACTATTCTTCTGTGATCTCCATGAATCTCTATTATAGTAATACTAAAGTTATCAACTTCAGATGCTGGGTCAACACCAAAAACATATCTTTTATTGACATCGCCAATAAGAGAAGCTTCAAATTTTATTATGTCCTTCTTAGAATCAAATATAGGTGTTTCATTATTCCCAACAACACAAGACTCTATAAGAGATCTCTTAAAGAATCCTTGACTGTCTCTAGTAAAACAAGCCCCATATTCCATTTGATAAATACCAGCATGAACGGTAGCTTTTGATCGTGCCACTTGGTCAGCATCCATAAACCCAACTGGTAAGAGTTCATAAGGCATTCGTATTATAGAGTATTGACGCCAATCAAATGTGTCTGGCGGCTGTTCTCCACCAAATACCTCAGTTAGTTTTGCTATATTACCACGACTTTTTATTATTGATTTCCATTTCTTCCAATATGTGGCAAAGTGATTAAAGTCATAGTATGCTGTACCAGACAATATAATTTGATTGTCTTTTATTTCTGGATTCTCTTCTTCTGTTTCTATTTCTATACCTAATTCAGCTGCCTTCTTTTTTGCAGACATTCTCTTAACATTTTGTACAGGATCAGCACTAACAGCAGCAAAGCCTGCGACCACATTTTCAAATATATCCCTAGGAATAGAAGCAAACTCGTCTGCAATAATATCGTTAGCACGTTGACCTCTAATCTTTTGACCATCACCTAATGGTAAGCATGTTATAACACTCTCATTAATTCTCATGGTGCATCTATCAACATCTCTAGTGGGACCACTATTACTATCACACATATCCCTTAATAACGGGGCATTACGCCATATAGTTTCCATATATTCAAAAAGAACTTTTGATTGTCTAAATGCTGCACCGACTATAACAATTTTTCTTTTGGGTAATAACATTCCACGAAGTATAGAATAAAGAGCTAATTTAAATGATTTTCCAAGACCTCGACTACCAACAAGCATAGGGAATTTTCTATTCCAAAGTTCATTGATGATGAGAGACTGAGATGGAAGTAGTTGAATATTCAATACTTGATGACATAAGAATGGCAAATACTCTGGCCTACTCATAAGCCAAGATAGTTTGAGATGAAAATCGTCTTCAGAAGGATTTAAGATAGACATTGGATTAAAAATGTCTGTATCTATGACATCTAATCCAAGCCAAGCCTCATCTATAATTTTTAACTTATCTTTTTTCATTCTGTGAAATGCCAGTTTCGTAATATAGAATCAGCAAAACCGTAATATACAGTTTCTTCCGCATTGAGATACCAATCTCCAGATTTCAGTTTTCTGATTAAATATTGGCGAACCTGTTTGACGCTTGGCTTCTTTCCAAATTTTTCATAGAAGAACTTGCCCTCTACACACCTTCCGGCATAGATATTAAACATAGTATCAGCTGTTTTTCTATGATAATCAGATTCACTCAAAGCACTAAGATAGTCGGTATTAATATCAATAGATCCATAATGAGACATAAAATGGGAATTTGGAGTCATATAACGATAATCTGCCGCTTGCATAAAAATACTACTCATAGATTCAGCCTGACCATAGATGATAATTGTCACATATGATCTACACATCTGTATAGCATCATAAATAGCCATTCCGTCAGCCCATTCACCGCCAATACTGTGGCAATGAATAGTTATATTAGCATTGCTCCTCATATCTAATGCCCTCAAGTTCTTAATGAAGGTATTAGACATTCTATATTCAACACCGGGGTTTTGGTTATCTTCGGCGTGGTAATGATTGTGAAGAAATATTTCCCTAGTGGCAATATTAGCCCCGTAATCATGAAAATCTTTCAATAGTTCTGGTTCAGACATCATTTTTTCCTCCCTATTGTATACATTTCATTGACACGTTTTAGTATGCTACTAACAGCAATAAATGCATTAGTTTTATTTCCACAAAATAGTATTTGAACATTATTGTACAACTGAAATTCAAACAAACACTTAAGCATATATTTACCAGTTATCTTTAAGGAGCCTTTGTTCTTAACTGGTATTCTTGTTTCATCTGGGAACTTTATTAGATCATCCAAAGAAAATTCTAAAACAATAAATTTATGAGGGAATGGCATCATTCTTTCTATTTCTGCTAAAAAAGCATGTTTCTTTTGACCAAGATTAACTGCCAATTCCTCAACACATCCTTTTCTTTCTATGCATATCTTATCTTCCATACCTTTTATGGAATAGTCTCCGGTGTCGAGTTTTTCTTCGACCATGCCAGCGCAAGTATTGAACTCACGAAAAAAATATCCATCTTGCTCTCTTGTGTCTTTGATCACAGTGAATTTAGGGGCTTCTTTATATTGCATTAATTATTTCCTTAAATAGAGCTTCATAATGGATTTCCTTGCCCTTTATAGAATCATGACATTGTTTACATAGTGTTATACCATTATCTGGATCATATCTCAGAGAAGAGGCAGAAGCCCATTTCTTAATATGATGAACATTTAAGCATGTTTTTCTACCACATCCCGGCATCATACACTTTCTCTTATCTCTTTTTAAGACGGATTTTCTAAAATCAGAGTATGCGGGATTATCGTAATTTCTTTTCATAATTGATATATTTTGTCTATTCTAGATTTTTTTCTAATTTCTATACAAACTATTCTCATTTCTATTGACGAATTTTGTTTCATGATAATCTTTATAAGATCATTCAGAACTGTAAAACATGCATCATCTGGATCATCTGCACTCAAAAATATAGTTGGAAATGGGCTATTGTATGATTTAAGGAATAGGTGTTTTATTCTGCTAAACACATTTGATATGTCTATCATTATGCGATAACTTTTCATTTAATTTCTCTTCTATCATAAGTTTTACAAGACTATTAAAGTCATGTTTTGGAGTCCATCCCAACTTAACTCTTGCTTTTTCTGCTTTTCCTTTAAGGTAATTTACTTCGGCTGGCCTATAGTATCTTTCGTCCTGACCAACATATTTATTCCAATTTGTGATATTAAAATAACCAAAGCTGGCATCTAGTAGATCGCGTATTGAGTGGGTTTTTTCTGTGCATATCACATAATCGTCTGGATCGTCTTGCTGAAGCATTAGCCACATAGCCTCGACATAATCTCCAGCATAGCCCCAATCTCTATAAGAATCTAGATTGCCCAGCATTAATTTAGGAAATGTCACATCATTATACATAATGTAATTTTCGTCGGATTCTAAATACGATGTATTTGTTACATTATTATCACACATCCAGTGTACAAAATCGGCAAGCCAGTTGATGACTTTCTTGGTTACAAAGTTATCGCCACGCCTCGGGCCTTCGTGATTAAATAAAATACCACAACTTGCGTGTAAATCGTAGGCTTCACGATATAATCTAACAGAGTGATGAGCGGCACACTTAGCAATAGCGTATGGAGACTGTGGTAAAAATTTAGTATTTTCATCTTGGTATTTATTTCCTTCTCGGTCCCTATCATAACAAGCCCCAAACATTTCACTAGAAGAGGCTTGATAAAATCGGGTCGATGGCATATAATCCTTAATATGCTGTAAGATATTTAGGCAACCTTTTCCGGTAATATCCCAAGTAAGCAGCGGCTGAGAAAATGAGGTTCCTACATGAGATTGGGCAGCGAGGTTGTAGACTTCATCTACATGTTCGTAATTATTAAGGACATTAGCAACACTACCAGAATCTGTTATGTCTCCCTCGACTAACTGGAATCTAGAATGATTCAATATATGCTTTATTCTTTGTGTATTGTCTGTACTGCTCCTTCGTGATACACCAACTACTTGATAGTTCTTCTCTAGTAGTAGGTCTGCTAGATGGCTTCCATCCTGCCCAGTAACTCCAAATATAATTGCCTTCATAATTTATTCCTTTTTTACTACCCAAGAACTGCTATCCATTATTTTAAACTTACCGCTGAAAAATTCATTTACTGCCATGACTACACCGTGAGTATTTCCATAGTCATGTCCAGAAATGTATCCACCAACTTTTACCTTTGGTAGCCAGCATTCAATATCTTTTTTAACAGCCTCGTATGAATGAGTCATATCTATATAAACAACATCACATGAATTATCTTCAAATTGTTTAGAAGCAAGAGAAGAGTCCATACGTAATGGAGTAAAGTTACGACTACCCATATTATCTAAGAAGATTGTGTAGATATCTGTTTCTGTGGCTAGCTTATGAGTAGTTTCCAGTTCATCTGGAGAACCTTGCCATGTATCCACGATATAAATTTTTATCCTATCTCCAGCCTTATCGCATAGATATGCTGAACTAGAACCTAGCCAAGCTCCACATTCAACAAAGATACCATTATCTGGTATAGTTGATAGTAAAAAATCAAATGTGTTTGGATAATCAAACCAGCCCTGTATTTCATTGTAAGTTTTCATATTGTTCCTTTCCAACATCTTCTCTGATGATATCTTTTTCACATAATTCCACATGGTATATTTCATATACTATACTGTCTTCAAGCCCAATAAATCTATGATTGTTTTTTGGAGGAACTTGACACATTTCTCCTTTTGATAAGATAGTTTCATCTAGAAGATTATAGTCATTTTTCCACTCTTGTATTTTTATCTTTCCTGTTTCAACATAAAACGTATTGTATTTATAATTATGATAATGTTTGGAGCAACAAGAGCCTTTATTAATTTCTATTCTATGTATAGATACATTATTTTTGGTGAATAACTCTACCGTATTTCCCCAAACTTTACCTTGTTTATTCATATTATTTTTAAAGATACTTGCTCTTTAGCTGAATACAAATATTTATATTGTAATTGTGTTTCATCTATGAATTCCATCCACGCTTTTATTTCATTTATTTCAAAGTCTGGATATCCAATAAGTTCATCAAATATTATAACAGTATCTTTTTTTATATACGGTTTCATATAATGTAATATAGTTTTAGTTGATGAATATATATCGCAATCTATATGAATTAAAGAAACGGTATTATTATAGTTTTGCAAAAATGATGGAAGAGTGTCTTCAAAGAAACCTTTAACATAAGAAATATTTGAATTATCGATTTTTGGAAGATTACCATTAACATTGAAATGTCCCTTTTTATGCGTCACTCCTCTAGATCCTGGCCATGCCTCTGGAAGTCCTTCGAAAGAATCAAATGCATATATTTTATTATTTGGCATATACTTAGAAATAAATCTTAGGGAATTGCCAGTAAAAACACCAAATTCAAAAATATCGCCTGTTCCTACAGACTTTAATGTATCTGACATAACGCCACCGCGAGTTTTATAAATTTTGCTTTCTGTTTTTATTCTATTTACTTCATTTATTATCATATTATTTTTTTCTAATTTTGTAGGAATAACTTCATTAAATTCAGATTTAACTGGGGATAAGTTTATAATTTCTATTCCAAGTCTTTCTAATAGATTTAAGGCTTGAGACATTTTTTGCTTTAAGTGATCCATACCAAGTCGCAGTGGATCTGGTGTTCCATGTCCATAAAAAAAATCAGATTCCATACCAGAAAAGAATTCTTCTGACCAATCTTTAATAGATTGATTTTTTGGTTTTAAAAATGAATTTTGTGGAGTTGGTTTTTTGTTATCGTTCCATTTTTGAATTTTTTCTGGGTTATAATCATGGTCAAATCCTAGTAATGAAATAGTTTTTGGATTGAATGTATCACAAATCCAATATAAACCATTAAAAAAAATAGTATATCCTAAGTAATGCTGCGGTGATTTACATTGTAAATTTAATTTATTAACTATATTTTCAATAGATTTGCTATATTGTTTATAACTAACTTCTAAATCAAAGTTTTTATTCTTTGGTCTGTGTTCATTAGGAAAATCTCCGCTATGAATCCAAACGTCAAATCTAGAATTCTCGAAAAGTCTCCATGCATTATTTACACAAACAATAGTATATTTAGATAAATCTATTTTCTCAATGAGTTTTGCTGATCGGCCACTTCCGATGTATAAAATATTGTCGTGCATTTTAATCTATTACTGTATCTGGAGTTAAGAATGGTTGATCAATCTGCCCATCCTCATATTGATGAAAAGCACTTAGTCGCTCACGCTCCTTATTCATAGCAAGCCTCATCTTTTCCATTTCGATCCCGTATCGCTTTAGAGTTTCTGGATCTTGCATTAAATTAGCAACCCAAGAGGTGAAACTTTGCTTACTATCTTCTAGTCGTTTAATACGCTGTTCACGGGTTCCCTTCATTTCGCGTAACATACTAGCCTTTTTGCTTTGGAGTTCGCGGTAATCCCTATTGAGGGCTTCTTGCGAAGCCCGTAATGAAGCAAGCTGACGCTCTAGATTTAAAACGTAGTCGTGGTCACGTTGATCCTTATCGACGGCGCGTTCGTCTGCTAACATTTTTTCTAAAACGGTCATCTCATTGAGATTATCCTTATTACTCTTCAAGCAGCGGTTCATGAGTATTTCTAGCTTAATAACATCTACTACCTGTAGTTCTTCTGTTGGAAAAACGTCATCTTTGAACTGCGAAATTATGCGCGACCAGTGATACTTAAAAAGCTCTAACTCAGAAGGAGTAAACTGGTTTTCTAGTTCAATCCAGTAGGGGCGGTCTTCTAGTGAATATGCGGCGGCTTCTTCGTTTGATAGTCCAACCTTGAACTTACGCTTAACGAAGTTGTCAACCGATTCAACATCGCGGTCGAGTTGCTTGGCAATATCCTCTACGGTAACGTGATCAATCAGTCGCCCGATAATACGTTCCTCGTCTTTAGAAATCCTACCCTTCTTCATCTAACAACTCCTTAATTATCGCTATGATTTCTTCTCTTCGTTTCTTTGGCACGTATACATCATTGATTAACTTTAAGTAATCTGCGCGATATTCTGAAGGTAACTTGCGGTCAACGGTGTCTTGTAAACTTCTGGCATCTATTTTATTGTCATTGTTGTATTCTGTACTAGGGGTAAAATCTTCATAAGACAAACTGCTTGGTTTTAGAACTCGCTTCTTTTCTTCTTCGCCCTTAGTGTAAAAGTTATCACGAACAAAGTTTTTAAGCCTGTTAGATAAGTGAACTGCTAGGAAATTCTCAAGGGGGCGGTTGCTATCATATCGCTCCAGTGCGTCCATACAAATCATGAAAGCTTCTTGTTTTATATCATCAACCTCATAACCGTGGAATGTATAGCGGGCCGACATTCTATTAACAACAATGTTAATCTGATCTATAACTTGGGCCTCTGTCATATTTTTAGGGATTTTCATTCCGCTTTTTCTTCGTCTACCCACTGTAGAGTTCTCCATTTCTCACCGTTATAAAACTGCACGGTATCAGTTTCTTCATCGTAAATAAAAGTCCCCTTTTTAGCATTAGTGCCAGATGACGGTTCTAATTGTAACTGCTTTGCTGCCAACTTGTTGACGTTAAGCTTACTAGTTCGCAAAGATAGCTGTTTTGAGTATTTAGATAAAGCTTCCGACACGTAATCGCTAAACTCTTTACTATCAAAAGATAGTGCGCATATATTGTCGTTAATAGTAGCTAGTAAAGAATCATTTGGTAATGATAGAGTAACTGGAAAAAATGGATCTCTAGCCACCACTAAAGAATTTTGAGCATGATATAGTAATGCTAAACTCGGTGGAATCTCAGAGACTATTACGCTAATGGAATCTTCTGGAAAATAAAATCTAGACGAGCTTTTAATAAATTGAACGTGATTTTCGTTTTTACCGTAAATTAGGGGGACTTCACGCTTAAAGTAGATTTGATTATTATGTTCATAGGCATATCCAATACCCTTCTCATATCCAACAACAGCATTATCTTTATAAGAAGAAATTTTGTAGAAGAACTTATTGTCGGGGCCGAATCCAATAGTATTAGCTATAGAGTTTTCATCAGATATATAATTGTAATATTTAGCCTCTGATAGTACTATGCTTCCCTTTTCTATATCAAGTAGTCCACATAGAATAATATCATTATTATCTAGGTCGCCCTGCTTACAAGTTTCAATCGCTATCTTTGGCGTCATTATCGTCGTTATCCTTGTGCTTATCTTCGTTTAATAAAGATGCAATAGAACGATCCTCATGACGCAAGTCAGAGTCTATTTGTTCTTGTAAAGAAGCTGTAGCGCGACAATCCAATTGTGTTTCAATTGTTTGTTTCTTTTTCATAAAATGTCTCCTATACAACATTATACACGCCATATAGATAAATTAACAGATTCAATGAATCTAGCAGGGGCAATGGGGGTGGATTGGGTAGTACTAATATACGATACTGGTAGTATTTCTTTTGAAAAACGTGTATGATATAGGGGTGGTTTTATCTTATAATTAAGGGACGTTAAAATGAGTAGACCAAAAGGTTCAATGGATGTGATCAAACGACGTAAAAGAAATCAATTTGGATTTGGGTTGGCTGAAGCAAATCAGATTCGTTCTCTAAGAAATAAACATCTTACGTTTTTAGAAATAGAAACTATTACAGGATTAAGTTACGCACAAATCAAAAAGATTTGTAAAGACTTTGATATTAAAACTATTTCTTCGATAGAATTATCTCAGAAATCTACAGTTGATTTCAATCTAGAACAATGCGGCATATACGTTATCGAAATGAGGAAGAAGAATGGATATGTAGGATATTATGTTGGTAGTTCTACTAATATTGGGGAGAGATACAAAAACCATCTAGCATCTCTAAACTCTAATAGTCACTACAACGCTTTTATGCAGTTTCACTACAATGATCGATTATCAATCAATTGTTATATTTGGTCGCTAGAAGATGAAAATGATTTACTGTTTAAAGAGAGTAAGATGATAGCTTCATATTGTGGCCTATATAACGCTTGGCGCAATATCGATATAGAAGAGGTAAAGGAAGAGCTATTGATGGCGGCTCAGAAATTAAATGAGGATAACTATACTGTTACCGACAGCGGTTGTTGGGAGTGGAGAAGTGTTGATTATCATGGATATGGTAGAAGTATACAGGTAGCAACAAGATATTTCAAACCTCATCGCGTTTCACTGTTCAAATATACTGGTGAATATCCAGAACTAGTCAGACACAAGTGTAACAACCGACGATGTGTGAATCCAAAACATCTTGAGGGTGGATCGTACCGAGAAAATGCAAGAGATAGGCAGACTCAAGGGTGATCCAAGAAGATGGGGTAATACTTATCAAAGATTTAATGATTATTGCGTTCCAACTACCCTCGACTTTCCGGCATGTCGTAGAAAAAACCTTCTATAAAGTAAAACCCCCCTATATCCCCTA